GCCCGATTGGACGGATAACGGCGGGCGCAAGCGCTTCGCGGAATCATGGAAGAACCGATTCGCGGGCGACGACGGAACGGACACGGGCGGCACGCCGCTCCTCGAGGACGGCATGCGCCTCGAGACTACGCAATTCAACGCGCGCGAGGCTCAATGGGCCGAGGCGACGCGCCTATCCCGCGAGGACGTGTGCGCGGTCTACCATGTGAACCCGGGCCTCATCTACCACACGGACGCCCAGACCTACGCGAGCGCCAAGGACAACGCCCGCGCGTTGTACGCCGACACTCTGGCTCCCGTGCTCGACATGCTGCAGCAGCGCATCAACGCGAGCCTGGTGCCAGCGCTCGGGCTGGATAGCTCGCACTATTGCGAGTTCGACCTCGACGCGAAGCTGCGCGGGTCTTTCGAGGAGCGCGCGGCCGTACTCCAGACGAGCGTCGGCGCGCCGTGGATGCTGCGCAACGAAGCGCGCGCATTGATGAACATGCCCGCGCTCGAGGACGGCGACGAGCTGGTGACGCCGCTCAACGTGCTAGTCGGCGGCCAGGCATCGCCTACCGATTCGGCGCCGACGGCATTCGCTTCGCTACCCGAGACGAAATCGGCCGACCCCGTGCGATTCAAGGCCGAAGCCGAAGACGACGACGCGCATGCAATCGCCGAAATCCTCGGGCGGTTCTTCGAGCGTCAATCGCGCTCCGTGATACCGAAGCTCGAGAAGTCCGCGAAATCCGACGATTTCCCCGCCTGGTGGGACGCCGACAGATGGAACCGCGAGCTTGCGGCCGACCTATTGCCGACCTTCAAGCGCCAGGCCGCGCAGGCGGGGCGGCGCACGATCGACGCGCTCGGGCTCGATGGAGAGTACGACGAGCCGCGCACGGACGCGTATCTCGAGGCGATGGCGGCGGGCAAGGCGCGCGCTATCAACAACGTGACGCAACGCGAGCTCCAGGAAATGCTCGACGGCGATTTCGACGAGGACGCCATGAGCTCGACGGCGGCGGGCGTGTTCGAGCGGGCGCGGAAAGACCGCGCCGAGGTCTCGGGGCGCTCATTCGCGACGGCGCTTTCATGCTGGGGGGCGCTCGAGGCATGCAGGCAGCGCGGCGGCGATAGGCGAATCATGAAGACGTGGGTAGTCACATCGGGCAACCCGCGCCCATCGCACGCGGCGCTCGACGGCGAGACCGTCCCGTACTCCGACGAGTTCTCCAACGGCGCGAACGCGCCAGGCGACGAGATGCTAACGCCCGACGAGACATGCAATTGCCAGTGCAGGCTCGACGTGCTGATTCCGTAGGCGGTGGGAAATATGCTCCATATCATCATGGGCCCGCCGTGCGCGGGCAAATCGACATACGTGCGCGAGCATGCGGCCGACGGCGATATCCGCATCGATTTCGACGCGCTCGCATCTGCGCTCGGGTCGGCTTCGCGCCATCTCCATAGCGGCGCGGTCGCAGAGTGCGCGTTCAAGGCACGCGACGAGGCCATCCGCTTTTGCTGCGATAACGCGGACGCGCTCGAGGCGTGGATAATCCACACTTCGCCGCGCGATTGGCAGAAAGCGGCATACGAGAAAGCGGGCGCAGAGTTCGTCGAAATCGATACCGACCTCGAGACATGCCTCGCACGTATGGAAAGCGACGGGCGCCCGCCCGAGACGGAGCGCATCATCCGCGATTATTTCGAGAACGCCGCGAAAGCGGCTTTTTTAATGCCTGAAAAGGAGGCATCGATGGAAAAGCAAATCAAGGCCGCTGAGGCCGCGTCCGTCGACGGCGGCATGGTAAAGGGCTACGCTTCGACGTTCGTGCGCGAACCCGACAGCTACGGCGACGTGGTCGCGAAGGGCGCATTCGCCAAATCGCTCGAGCGGTGGGAATCGCTCAAAGCCGACGGGAAATCCATCCCGCTGCTCTACGGCCATAACACCGACGACCCGAAATACAACATCGGCCGCGTGGTAAATGCCCGCGAGGACGACTACGGCCTCTACATCGAGGCCGAGTTCGACGCCGAGAACGAGACGGCGCAATACGTCCGCAAACTCGTCAGCGAAGGGCGCCTGTACCAGTTCAGCTTCGCGTTCAGCGTGCTCGACCAGGGCGAGACGGAGCTCGAGGACGGGCGCAAGGCGAACGAGCTGCGCGAAATCGATATCTTCGAGGTATCGCTCGTCCAAATCCCCGCGAACCAGACGGCCGTAGTGACCGAAATCAAATCCGACGAGCCCGACGTCAAGAGCGGGCGGCGCAATTCCGCGAAGGACGCGAAGGAACTCGAGCGCATCGGAGCGCTCGCATCCGAAATCTCCAAGGCAGTTGACGGCTTGCTCGAGCGGGCCGAAGACGAACCCGCCGAGGCGGGCGGCAAGTCCGAGGGCGGCGAAAGCCGCGAGGACGAGGCCGCGTTCGCGGCGGCATACAAAGACGCAATCAAACAGCTTTTGAAAGTGAGGTAGTCGACATGACTAAACTCGAAGAATTGGCCGCCGAGTTGGAGGCCGCAGAGACCGTCGAGCAGATCAACGAAGTCAAGGGCGCCATCGAGGCCGAACAGGCCCGCGAGGCCGCTATCGCCGAGAAGGCCGCCATCCTCGACGGCATGAAGGCCGCGAAGCCCCAACCCGTCAAGGCCGACGAGGCCCCGAAGACGCTCGGCGAGTTCGCCGAGAAGAGCCTCGACCTTACCGCCGTCCGCTCCGGCATGAGCAAGAGCGCAGGCACGGGCTACGGCTTCAAGGCGTACACCGACCCGCAGACCTCCCAGCAGATGCTCGTCACTTCCCAGACCGTGACCGATAGCGCCATCCGCGACCTCGAAGTCCGTCGCGCGTTCGGTTCCGAGCAGATCAGCGGCAACGCCCTGAAGTACTTCATCCTCGGCGCGAAAGAGGACAATTCCGCTCCGTCCCCCAAGGGCGTCAGCGAGGCGGCCGCCAAGCCGCAATTCCATATCGTCGAGAGTTCCGCGACCGTCACGCTCCAGAAAATCGCGGGCTGGTTCTATGAGACCGACGAGCTGCTCGAGGACAACGCGTTCCTCAAGAGCGCACTCGACGCGCGCGGCTTGTACGAGCTCGATGCCGCCGTCGAAGCCTATCTTTTGACCACGTTGCTTGCGACCTCCGGCCTCGGCGCCCGCACCTACACCCACGGCTCCGACGTTTCCGCCGACGACGTCTTCAAGGCCATGATGGACGTCAAGTCCAATAGCGGACTGAATGCCGACACGGTCATCCTCAACCCCGCCGATTACCAAATCCTCCGTCTCTCCAAGGACGGCGCTTCGCAGTACTACGGCGGCGGCTGCTTCTACGGCCCGTATGCCAACGCAAACCTGGATATCCAGCCCGGCCTCTGGGGCATGCGCACCATCGTCACGCCGAATATCGCGAGCGGCACGCTCGTCGTCGGCGCGTTCAAGCAGGGCGCCAGCGTCATCACCAAGGCGGGCGAGGGCCAGCGCATCGAGGTATTCGTCGGCGACCACGACGACGCCATCTACAACCGCGTGACCGTCGTCGTCGAAGAGCGCCTCGGCCTCGCCGTGCGCCGTCCCGGTGCATTCTGCAAGCTCACCGAGGCCCTTTCCTAATCGGCGCTTCGGTGGTAATCATGGGGGGCGGGCGACCGTCCCCCGCATTCGCTAAGGGGGCATGATGCTTCGTATCTACAAGGCGCCGAACGGCGCATGTTTCCAGTTCGAGGAGGGCGCGGCGCCCGACGGGTACACGCTCGCAGACGAGGCGCACGCTCCCGAGAAAGCGGCCAAGGCCGCGAATAAGGCGAAGAAACCCGCCAACAAATCCCGCAAGGCGGCGGCGAAATGACGTGCGCGAACGCTACCCCGTGGGGGTACACGGTCGACGGCGCGCTCCCGCCGTTGCTCGGCGTCGCCGAGTTCCATCGGCTCGTACCGAACATCAGCTCGAGCGACGCGCGCATCGAGGATATGCTCGACGGCATCTCGCAGGCCCTTCGCGATTGGTGCGGCTGGCACATCGGCCCCGCGCTGGATTGCGTTTACACGGGCGACGGCGAGGGCCGCTTGCTGATGCTCCCCGCTATGGGCGTAACCGCCGTCTCATCGCTGAAAATCGACGGCGAGACGGTAGACCCGGGCTACTACGAATGGACTAGCGCGGGCATGGTAAGGCTGAAACACGGGCGTTTCCCCGATTCGTGGCGAAGCGTCGAATGCGCGTACACGGCGGGATTCCCGCTCGGCGCGGTAGCGCAAGTCGCCGCGCAGGTCGCATCGAACGCGCTCGTCGCGGCCCCTGGCGTACGAGAGGAGCATGCGGGCGCTGTGGGTATCTCGTACAACGAGACGGGCTCGGGAATCACGGGCGGCGTCAGCATGCTCGAGCGCGATTTGTCGCTGCTCGCTCCGTACCGCCTCGTAAGGGCGTGGTAACCATGCTCCCGAGCTTCGCACGCGAGAGCGTGACCGTGGAGCGCGCCCCGCTCGTAGATTCGCGCGGCACGAAGGTGCGCGATTGGGCGCACTCCGTCGCCGCCGAAGTCGGCGGGTGCAACGTGCAGCCCGTCTCGTCGTCGGTCTCATGGAACGACCCCGCGCAGGCTGTGACGGTGCGCGCGCGGCTTTTCGCGCCTCCGAGCGCGGATATCCAGGCGGGCGACCGAATCACGTACAATGGCGCGCAATACGCCATCGACGGGAACCCGCACGCGTGGAAATCCCCGACGGGCGCGGTCGACCATATCGAATGCGCGCTCATCGACTGGAGGCTCTGATGGCTACGAAAGTCACCATCGAGCTCAACCACGATGGAATCCGCGAGCTGCTTCTATCCGAGCCCATCGCCGCCGAATGCCGCAAGGCCGCAGAGGCCATCGCGGCGCGCGCGGGCGACGGTTTCGAGGTGGTCGGCCCGCAATCCCTCGGCTACGGCGGCGGC